TGTCATGCTTCTCTTGTTTAGATGTTTGAAAGTACAGTTTGTAGTATCGTTTCTTCATTTCATCTAGTATAGCATTATCATCATCAAATGCCATGTATTTGGTTAGTTGGTATGCTCCTTCTAGTTCACTGATTAGACGTAGTATATTGACTGATGATGGTTGTAATCCACCATGAGACCATTTACTTAGATCGTTTGACACCCCATGTCATCTCCATAGTGATAGTAAGTAGTAGTATGAATGTAATAATGAAGATAGTGCTAATCATAACCAAGTATATTACGAGATGGTATTAATTGTTGTGCCATCTTATCACGTAGTTGATTAATACGTTCTTCATCATAACATTGGAAGTTAGGGTGCTTTTCTACCTTCTTGTAATAGTGTAGAGCGTTAATGATAATAGTATAATCTTCTAGTGATAGGTTAAAGTCAGTATTCATTGTCTCATACTATGTTAAATGCAATGATTGATTTACGTTGTGTTGATGGATTAGGTGGGGAACAATGTGTAATAAATGATGGGAATATTAATAGATCACCCTGTTGTACGTTAGGGGTAATCATTTGTTGTATATTGAGTGGATTACGTAATACTGTTGGGTGAGAGTCTGGTGGTAGTTCTAGGTAGTATACCACATTATAGACTGATTTAGGGTGACGATGCCAACAATGTGTGTCAGTTTGATGATACTGTTGAAACCATGGTTCAGACAGTGTGTAATCTTGTATGTCTACTTGTTGTGTGAACTTATCAATGACTGGGACAATATGTGGATGAAGTAGTTGCCAGTATGGTCGTGGTTGATCTAGTTCCCAATCAGTTTTTGTTACTCTATCAGTATGATCGATTGTATGATTAGGCAACGTATCAAGACAATCTAATAGTGGTTGTTGAATTGATTGTGGTAATGATACTGTTACCAATGGTGCTGATAGAGTAATAATATTCACGTTAATCGTACACGATAATCTTTAAGTTTTTGGATTAGTTCATTGTGATCTGTTACTCCTGGTGCGATTAGTTCTCTTGCTCTTGCTACGTCATGTGATGACATTGATTCAAGTGCTTTGAGAATATGATCGACTTCCTGTAGTGATAGTGTCATGTGAAACTAGTGAGCGATTTGTAAACAGCACTAATATGCATGTTTCCGTGTATATATCCTGCTACGATAATAGCAATACCAAAGAGAAAACATGCTACAAGAGATAGTACAAGAGGGACAGTTGGATTACTTACCTGTGTATTGGTAACACTTGTATTCGTGTTTGTATCTGTCGATGTATTTTTGGGCGTGGTCGATACAGGTGAACCAACATCGTTTTGATTCTGTGATGTCATGAAGAAAGATAGGGAACGTCTCAATATAGGGGAAGAACTCGATCTTTCTCGAATTCATCACTTTAAGTGGCGTATCTTTGGATTGCTTCTGCTTTGATCGCGAACCAACCGCCTTGCGCTTCTGGACTGTGGTAGTATTGCCCGAAGGTTTCTTTTGCTGTTTCTTCGATGTAGTTGTCGTAGACTTGATCGAAGTCTTTGCCTTCGCTTTGGGAGTCGTAGTAAGTTTCTGTTGGTTCTTCTTTAGTGCTGCTTGTGTCCGTGATTTTGGTGAGGATGATCTTACCTTGGGAGACACTCCACGCGAGTTCGTCTCCTTCTTCCCAGTTGAGCGTTTTGAGGATGTGGTTGGGGATTTCGATGTAGTAGTCTTCCGTGTCGGCATACTGTTTGATCTCAGTAGTGAAATTACTTGACATAATTATTCTCCTTTAACCACTTGTATGTGAGAGGAGTCGGTTCATAATCCGTCCACATTGTGCCCCTGGCGCAACTCTGAAGTGCTTTCATAGTCATGTTCTCAGTTCTACCAGCCCAACCTGCTTCTGCTTCCCATGGTACACTATGCTCTGGATATGTACGCTCTGCTAATACTCTCCAGATCATAGGAACTTCATCCTCTGGTTTAATAATAGCAATGAGTGAGTTATCAATAGTGCCTGCCATACAATCCTGTGCTGCGTGCCATCCTTCGTGACGCATCAACATCATCAATGTACCAGGGCTATCCATGTACTTATCATTGAGATAGATGTTGTTACTCACAGTATGATACACACCACGGTGCATTACTGGGAAGTAACGCTCATCAGCAAGATATACGTTGATACCAACAGCATTCATTGCCTGTAACATAGCATTGAATTCATATGCTACTGGTGTATAACGCTCTGGATCATTATATTGTGATGAGATATCCAGGAGAGAGTGTACTTCATCAACATCTTTGGTACACTCACGCACTAACATACAACCCATAGCATCCATGCTATTGTATCCTTTGGTGATCTTATCTTCACCAGCAAATACAGGTGCTGATGCTAGAGATACTGCTGCTAGTAGTGTGGCAAGTTTTGATCGTAACATGATTAGTCTTTCCGCAATTGTCTGATTTTCTGTAAGATTACTTCTGCTTCTGCGTGTTTGTCTGCATTACATGCTTCCATGTAGCGTACAATAAGATCACGCATCTCGTCAGTTATCGGAAAATCACTCATGATCATCCTCAGGCAATGACATATAGAGTTGTAGCAGTTCTTCTTCATTAAAGAATGCTGTACTCTCATCCTCTAGTTGATTAGGGTCCATCCACTCATAGAACTCATCAGCAAGTGCCATTGCGCTATCAATATCATCATTTGCCATATGATGACGGAAACGATCTACAACATGATCATAAATGTCATCACGTTGTTGTGAAAGACGTTCGGTAACGTCTTTATCGTTGGTGAATGAATAACTCATAGTTTGGTTGCGAACAGGATGTTGGCGAGGTGATCGTACTGGATAAATTCTACATCATCAGGGAGTAGAGAGACTGCTGCTGCCGCGAAGTCGTTAGGAAACTTCTTGAATAAGCGCCAGAACTTCTCAATACCATCATCATCAAGATCTTCGTGCGGAAGTACACGGATCTCCCATGATCCACGAGTGTATCTGTTAGGATACGGGTTGATGTACTCGCGGATGTGCTCTTGCAACAGATTCATTTTACAAAGACCTCACTGTTTTGTTCGAGAGTAAGTTGTTGTGCTTGCTTCAGATAGTAGCACATGTGCGCTACATACTCAACATCTTCTTCGCAAGGATCAAAATCATAGGCGGCATCCCAATCAACAGTGCCGTCAGTATTAACTGGCGCACCATAGAGGTCATCACCATCGATTGCGTAAGCATTGCCATCAGCAACAAGATAGAACTGAGGAGCAGACATTGGAGGAAAAGCGTGGATTTACAGTATAGTATGTATTTGACAGCGTGTCAACGCTTGTAGAGATATCCGCCAGCCCAGTCACAGTTCTCCAGAACAAACTCACGCTGTTCGATGATGCGGAGGTCGAAGCGAACACCATTCTTAGCAGGCGCTTTGAATGATGCTGCCATATACATCTCACCAGTCTTCTTGTCAACGAAAGCGTGGACGGAGCGAGAGTCGTTGTCAGTCACCATGATGATCTTGTGATACTTGCGACCAGTCTCGATCACATAAGTGTAGTGATCGCCATTCTTGATCTCATCAATACGCTGCTGAGTCACTTGAGTCATGATCTCAGGATTGCCAGTCTCATTGGCAGCGAAGAACTTCTGGCGACGAACGGCAGTTTCAATGTAGTCTTGCTCCAGTGCCTCACAGATCATCTGAGTCCAGAGCAGGACATTCTCTTCGATGCGCTTGCGAGCATCAGCAGTGGCACAGTAGTCAGCGAAGGTGGCAGTCATGGTGTTTGTGTCGATGTGAATAGTATAGGGTAGATCAGGCGTTGCGGATCTCACCGCCGACCACTACGTCAGCTGGCACACGAGAGATGGTGTAGCGAAGGATCTGACCGTCAAACTGACGCCAGGCATCCACAGTCTCGTTCACGATACGGTTGTGCTGACGATCCATGCCCTTAGCAGTGGTGCAGCGACCTGCCTTGCGGAAGTAGATGATGGGTTGCACTGCATCCTTGGTGTCGATCTCGATCTTGTAGAAGGAGTGCTTGACGACTTGAACGGTCATGGGTGGTTTGCTGATGAACTTAGTATAGGGCAGGATGGGCGTCAGACCATACGGACTGTGACACCAGTTGTACCGTCCTTATCCAGTTGACGACCCATCAGTTCACTGTGGATACTACGAGCCAACTGCTGATCGAGAGTCTGATAGCAGACCTCACCCTCTTCGGGAGTGACGGCAGTGATCTCGTAGTAGTTGCCTTGGAGTGTCATGGTGCCCTGTGTTGATGTCCTTAGTATAGGGCTCAGGTCAGCAGTTCCTGTGCCTCATAGGACAGTTCTTCCATTGGCATGTCCTTCTCCATCTCAACGATGTCGTATTCTTCTTCGATCTGTTCCAGGAGCCAGCGGTCGAGCATTACTTCAGAAATAGTAGACATAATAGTTTCAGAGGTGAGTGTTTTCCATGAGGAGCATTTCATCGACAGTCATTTCAAGCTCTGCTGCCTTTAGTTCGAGATGATCACAACATGTGTCATCATCGTGGAGATCAATCTCTTCAATGTCAGTGAGACATGTTAACTTACCGAAGAGAAAATCAATGAAGTCAGTGTCGTCTTTAGAAAACATTGGTCCAGCGAGTGTGTTGTGCTTTAGTTATTTGTCCTGCGTGAAGAGCATTGTCGCATACATTGACAAATACTTGGAACTTCTCTTCACGCGAGAGATTGTGTTTAGAAGCAGTCTCTGCGATGATCTTGAGAACTTGTGTTTTAGTCATAATCAGCAGTAGACGGGGGAGTAATCGTGACCTTCGTAAGCATTGAGGTTGAAGTCACTTACTGTAGCACCGTTAGCAATATACTGATTGATGTCATACATTGCATCAGACTTAACACGAGTGGTGAAAGAGATCATACGCTGATCGTTCTCTGCCTCAGGGTGCCAGATGACACGCTTGATGAAACGCTTGCCAGTGCCAACAGGATAGAAATCGATCTGTGTGGCGGAGGTGTGGAGTCGCATGTGCTTCCCTTGACGACTTCTATAGAATACATCACTGAGGGTCCTGTGGGGCAGTTGGTAGACAGTTCTGCAAGTGGTTGTATAGGGCGCTGGCGTTGACGTTGTGGTGGTAAGAATATTGTTCTGTGTGACCCAGAGGGCATCCCATCATCATATCCAGCAGGAAACGGATCTGAGAGGCGCTCAGGGGCACATCAGTGGTATCGGTAGCAGCATCGGGTTCAGGCATCTTACAGGCGATTCTAGAGGGGTCTAACAGAACGACAGGACCGAGCGTCGCATCGGTTTGACGATCTGCATTGCAGTATAGGGTGTTGTCTTGTCAATGTCTACCTGATCTCCACACTTGGTGGCATTAACAGGCGCTGAATAGGTTCGCGACTTTGTATTGTAGAACCCCCAGATCGTAGAGACAGGATCACTAGTATAATTGTAATGGTCGGGATGGTGTAACCAAATAGCCACAACATTACGCTTAAAGGACTTGACTTGATAAGAGTATCCTTTGGGTGCTTTGTGAGGAAATTCATTTGGAAGTTCAAGCATGGAGTTTAGACCAGATGTGACGTTGGATGATGTCAAAGCGCAGATTGTATGCTCCGTTGGTAGACACAAATGCTACATCGGACCAATCAGTCTCACGCATGACGCTGTGAATCTCAGTGTCACGAGACTGTACCACTATACCATATCCGCGTCGCTGCGGAAGACTCTCAAAATTATCGTATACTGTCATCGCACCAGACCCAAAGCATGTGGATGGCAAGTAGAAATCGCAAGAATTTAGATGTTGTTTGTTACGGGTGGTGCCTGGTGTACCACCATCAGACAGTGAATATAGTTTCACAATGTTAGTCAGATCTACAACATCTTCGTCTATCTTGTGATGCTTAGACCACACTTGAAATACCACGTTGACACTAGTTGATGCACCACCAGGATAACGGAACGTAGGATCTACAACCTCACTATGCACGAGATTCATACCTTTCACGCGACCCTTACAACTACCTTTGCCGCTACTATTAAATGTCTGTGGAAGTATGAAGCACACATAGTCAGAGAACTGTGCCGCATGATTGATAAACCTAAGCGCAAGATTTCCGCGCAAACCAAATGGAGGATTGCCTACACATATATTCTTGGTTGTATCTGGAGTCCACTGAAGAAAATCCTGACGTAGAACCTCACTATCCCGTGGTTCAATATCTAAACCAACATATCCTTTCATTCCAAATGCAGCACACAGAGGAGAGAGCAAGTCAAAGAATGCACCATCACCCGCAGATGGTTCAATAAATGTATACTCACTCCAACCACCTTCACCATCAAGTTCAGTTATTACATCAATTGCTTGATTCATGCAATACTGTGCTGTCTCCCAATCAGTAAAGAACTGATCTTTCTCCTTCACTGAGAACTGAGAATAATCAACTGCAATATCATCGATGCGACAGAGATCAAAATACCATTGTGGTGGCACTTCTTTCTTCTCTAACCACCGATTGACTGTACCTTTGTGAAGATACAATGCATCACAAATAGCATCCATGCCATGCTTATTGTAGATAGGGAGGAAGAAATCGTAGATATTATTCATTCAGTTGCCGAGTTTGTTGATGAGGAAGAGACCAAGCAGTTCGTCTTGTGGGTTGTTGAAATCATACTGAAACGTGATACCAGCGTCAATGCCTCTCTGGATAGACTTCATGCTAAAGTCAACCTTCGCTTTGCCTTCTTCATTCTTACGCTGGTGACCTTTCTTACCAAAGAGAGAAAGATCAATCATGTTATCTTTCACAACCTGATCGTAGTTGACAACAGTGATATAGATCACATCATTGGCATCATAATCAAGAAAGACAAGTTTATCCCACTTATCATCAGAGAAATAAACATTCTCATGCTGCCAACCAATCGCTTTACCCTTGGCAACGGTACGACCAGATGTCTTAACCTCAATACGACGTTTCTTACCATTATGAAGAAACCAGAACAAATCATATACACCATCATCATTAGATGTATTAGAGTCTTCGTCCCATTGAACTGGAATGTCTGTGTAATCTTTAATAATGTCACGAAGCAACTCCTCTCCCCACTTTCCTTTGTAATCAGTGGAGAAGTTGACAACATCTTCAAAGACAGAACCAGACCAGTAAGATGCCTGCTGCTTGTAACTCTCACTCAGTTTGGTGACGATGGAGCGCATGGGGTTGGTTGCTTTGATACAGATAGTATGGCATGAAAAAGGGAGGGCGTCAACCCTCCCAACCAGTTTCTCAACTGTCACTAAAGATAGGAATGATATTAGTCTTAGCGTGTTGCGTTTTATTGATATGCTGCTCCCACAGTGCGGCGTCTTCCAAATTGTAGAAGATCGCTTCTTGGCGGGCAGTGCCCTTCTTCTTGTTCTTCATCCACACAACTGCGTACTTCATGATAAAACTGAGGATAGACAACGATGTTAACATAGTGACGACCCCACCGTGAGTTTGCACTCTTGGGGAGTGGGATGTCTTTGAAACAAATAGTGATGTAATACTCACTAATGAAAGAAATGTAACCTGTGACTTCCCCATACTTCACAGGTTGGAGCAACTCAAAATCAGTCTGCTTCATCGAATGCTTTCCGATCCTTGTTCTCAGGTTTAGGGAGACGGAACATCTCCTTGAGATCATTCAATTCAGACAACTGTCTTTGTAAATCGTCAATTTGATGCTGTAGGATCTGAAAGTTAGCATCATTGTTGTTTTGCATCATCAAGATATTCTTGATAGCATCTCTAAATTCTTCTTCTTTCATGGTAATTAGTAACGCTGAGGTAATTTATCATACTGCCACTTCTTGGCAAGATCTTCAAGGTCAACCTCACGATGTCCCATCATAAGATCACGAAGACTGCGAGCGCGACAGTATGCTTTCTCGTGGTATTTAATCACATCATCGATGCAAGATAGCATCTCTTCATATGCTTGTCTGCTCGATACTTTATCATCTTGGAGGTAATCATCGATAGCATCTTGCATACGATCTTTACGTTGTCCTGCATAAGTCTTTCGCAAAAAGTCTTCGGTTCCTTTAAGTTCAGGGCGTCCTTCAATTGTCATGAATAAAACTCTTCATTACGGCGGCGGTCAAGATAAGCAATGATTTCACCACGCCACTCTAGCAGTTCATGATAACAGCACTGCTCGTGAGCATCTTGGCGCAGTTCATGGTCTGGTTTCAGTACACTCTCGTAAAAGATGTAGAATGCATCCTTACGTTTTTCATGTTTGGTGTTGTCGTTCCAGTCCATGTTAGTTTAGCGGAGTCCTATGTATTTTAGATGGTTTTGTGAGGAAATCTGTATAATATCAGACTTTCTTAATATTGTTCGCCATCTCGTGCTTTAGCAGGACTGTGAACGAGATCGACAAATGCCATAGCAGTCTCAGAAAATTCGTTTGGTATCACAACAGCAAATATACCTGCTGCAGCAACACAAAAACAAGTCATCCAGAAATGCCTCATAATAACTGGGGAATCAATACTCTGTCATTATAGACCAGATGGACCCCATCCGTCGTTCTCAGGGACAGTATCATCATCGTCTACTTGATCGACTGATGCAATGTCACAAACTGGCACCTCATGCTCGCCACCAATCAAATACCATGGCATAATCTCGCCATGGTACTCTGGATGTGCCTGATAATTCTCAGGATAGACACGATCACCCACGTACTTTAGTTCGCTTTCGGGAATATCGTTGTCGCGTAACATTGCTTGTAGCTGCAAGTGCGTCAGTTCATATTGTGTAGGGACCTTCATGCTGTGCTGTTTCGCAAACGCTTTGCTATCCTACCACACTGTCAAGGGGGTGTCAATGCCTAGACATCCTCAAATTCAAACACGTCTCGTATCTGTACTTGTTTCTTTACCAGTTCTCCAGACTCCCATGTAAACCTAACCGAAGTCTTTTGTAATCTAGGTGCATTGTCAGTGATTATGTTACACTCATCTTGTGTCAGTAGTCCAGCACTTACAAGATGACCGTAGTATTCTGCCTTCAATGCTTCATAATGACTGTTACCACGATTATAGAAAACATCAGCATCTCTAAACATCAATGGAGTTCTGTCAATAAACTCAATTACTACTCTATCATCCTTGACATTGAACCAATATACTATATTGAGACGACCTGAATATGCATCGAGTAATTTCTGTCTCGCAGCATTATACAGGTCACAAGTATCAAGTTCTTGCATAGATCTACCTGCAGTTCTCATAGTTGCAGTTACCCATTCAATGTCAGAATTCTGATCTGCATAGAATCCAGTGATAGCAATCTCAATACCACTTTCTCTTAGTTCTTTTAGTTTATCTGGTTCTCTGTAAACAAAAGGAAACCATTCAATAGTGCTATATTCAGTTGCGTGAATACGAATGAAATTGCCAAGAATATCATCACCATCTCTATATGTGATTGATCCATCAATTCTATCAGCACCATCTACACCTTCCTCAGATAGAGCACTTTCCATTGCGGCACAAAGATCCACAATGTCTCCATCTGCAGGATTAAAATACTTGTATGGAATTGATTTACCGTATGCAGTTTGTGTTCCAGACGGGAGATCAATTACTTTGTATCCAGAGAAGTAGTCTCTCATAGTGTTAGACCATTTGTGTATGCAAGAAAACCAGTATTATCGTAAACTTTGACATTTACTTTCAATTCTGGATAGGAAAGAGATACACCTGACTTCGGAAAGTTTTCTCTTGCAAATTCAATTGATCTTTCCTTGTCGTCAGACACGAGCACAAAAAACTTCTGTGCTTCAAATGTTGGAAGCACATTGCCTGGCAACACCTCTCCATAAAATGCTAGAGCATTGTCAATAGCATCTTGATCTGATGAGGCATTGATGCCAATTCTATCAACAATAATTACGCACTTATCGAGAGAACGTGCATAGTTTTCAAGAACATCAGCAAGTACGTGGGTATCAGCGAATATCATTTTAATTGCGTTTTCCAGACTAGAGTTTTTCTCATGCCACCAAATGTTCTGGTAGTCTCTTCAGAGAAATGTTTTACCATTCCTGGGAAGTATATAGATTTATTTATTTCAGGTACGATGAACTGTGGACCTTCATCAAATAAGAATACAGTTTTACCATTCCATCTAATGTCCCATCCTTCATTTGCATACCACAAGAAAGTTCTACCACGTTCATCATATGCATCAACGTGTGGTTGACCGCCAGTGCCATACACTGATCCATTGCAATAGCAATCATCGAGAGTTAATTCTTCACCAACTATCTCTTGAACTTTTTGAAACAAATGTTCGGTAAAAAACTCTTCATCTTTCAACACCATTCCCCAAAATGGAGGTGCATTTTGATATCCATTTTTTGATGAGATGTTACCATAGGACCATCTACCACGATCAAGATATGTACGTATCGTATCTCTTTCTGCTTTTGAGAAGGTTCTATGATATGTTTTTATATCCTCTGCTTTAAACATTACGAAAACTCCCTGATTAAATTATATCTGACTTTCTCCAAGTCTGCGATGATAGGTTTTACTGCATCATAATTGCTAAGAACCATCTTACCCATTTCGATGACAGAAGAACGAGCTCTACTATCATTAACAGTGGATTGCATCCAGAATACCATCACTCTCCTTTCACCAGAAATAATAGGATTTACTTTGTGTAATGTTCCTGTTGGGTAGATCACACACATACCAGGATCTAATTTATATTCTATCTCGTTTGTACCAACATGCAATACTAACTCCCCTCCCTCATATTCGTCAGGAGAGTTTAAAAAACAACTAACACTAAAGTCAGTTCTAACACCATTCATCTGATAGTAATCATTGTGATACGCATAATGCATGTCCTTCTCATATTTCAAGAACATAGGAGAGTTCCAACACTTTGGTGTGTAGATATATCCAAACTCTCTACAATTGCGTATAGCATTCTCTGTGAGGTTATTGAGAGCAACCTCATTTTCTTGACTGTCAAACAGTTCTAAATTGTATTTCTTAGACCTGTCACTATCTCCAGATGAAGACCCATCTCTAAATTTACAGAAACCATAGTAGTCTGAAATTGTAGAGAGATCTTCATCACTCAACATTCTACAAATATGAAACATAATAAAATCTAAATTCAGTCAGTATCGATATTTACCTGTTGCTGTGCTTGGTACACACGTTCTGGATCTTCTTTATACAGTTTTCCTTTGAGTTCTGGATAGATTAAACCAACTTCTAACTCATCCATCAACTCATACATTTTAGTCTCAACTTCAATTTCATCATTCTTAATTTGATCTAGATACTCAACAACCCCTTCCATGTTCGCTGCAACGAAATCTCCAGAGGCAATGAAGTCTAGTTTAGTGAACTGATCGTCTGTACCCATATATTCTACCACATTTCCATCCGAATCTTGTCCGTTTGGGTATTGCTTAAAATACTGATTAGGATCGATAGGATACTTCGCAACACATGCAGCTTTAAATGCATCTAGAGAAGTTTCAAATGTATCAAAATCAGGAAGAACTCTTCTTAATGCTCTTCTCCAGTCTTTCCACATTTGCTGTTCGCCATCAAATTCTTCTTCATAATCAACAGTCATTCTCCAATCACTATATGCCAACATTGCCTTGATTTCTTTATGCATCTTCATGTATTTTTTCTCATGATAAAATGCTTTATCATAGAATTCCTTGGCAGATTCTTTAAATGATTCTTTCTTAGAATTTTTCTCTAAGAAAAAGACAGTATCAAACAACCTAGAGATTTCTTGTGCTTGCTCTTTGGTTGGCATGTTAAATTGATATGTCTGCCAATATGAAGATTGGTTTTCAAAATCAACTCTCTTTCTCTTACGCTGACACATGTAAGATCCATCTGTATAATATGCAAAAAATTGCATCTCATCCTTTCCAGGATCATGCCACAGTGGTTGTAGATTATCCAGGATGAATTGATCCCACGCCTCATCACGAGGAGTAACTGTAAATTGCGATTGCGAAACAATTACTTTCGCCTCGAAGTTAACTTCGATCAATGGAGCTTTTTCTTGCATCTTAAGGAACCTTGATGTACCATCCAGTCAAAATATATTTATCTTGAGTAAACACTGTGTTGCCTTTATGTACGTGAGTCATAGCAGCAGGCCAAATAACTAGTGTACCCTGAGTTGGTTGAATCCTTCTTCTTTGATAGAGAAACTCAGTTTCTGCCTCTCCTTCTGGCATGTCGTTCAAATAAATCGCCCAGACCAGTTCACGATAACTGTAGTGATATCCACCTGTCTCATAATGCCAAACATGATATCCACCCTCAGGTTCTGTCTTCTGGAGTTTCATATCACCAGAGACATACTTAGCATTTTTTAACTGACTGTATTTCTCCACATACTGTGTAGTACATGCTGTAAGATATTGATTTACCTGTGATGCTAATACAGGATTAGAATCATTCAATAGGATAGCAGTATCTTTTCTTCCTAGTTTACCATTTGCAAACTGAGTGTCGCCATTCATTACAACACTTTTACCGCTGATCTTGCCAGCAGCTACTGCAGTAGGGTCTACATCATCCGCAGTAGCATTAATGTAACTACTGTTACACATGTATTCTTCGTAATGATTAATAACTTGTTCGCACATATATGCAGGAACAAAGTTTTCCCAAACACCAATGAAGTCTTTAAACTCAAACTTAGTGAGTTTAGGATCTTGCATCAATTCAAGAGGTTTAATAGGTACAGAAGCCATTATGATTCACATGTTAAAATGATATAGGTATTTAGAATGCTTTAATTAGGTACTTTGCTCGGAAGAAAGGTTGCATCAAAGAAATTGGTATATTTGGTTGGATCGCTACATTAGGAATCAATGCTTTTGAACTTGATAACTGGAAAGATCCTACGTTTGCTCTAATACCAGTTTCAGAAGAACTAAATGCAACTTCCGTTGTATTATTAGTAGGAGCACCGCCAAATGATGTACCTACTCCATTGTTATTTCCATATGTAAATGCATTAGTTGGATCACCATAAGGATTAGTAGATAACGTATGATTATGTTGCAACATTCCACCACTAGGAGTGAATAAGTTTGCCGTTGCATTACCACTATAGACATCTAGAGCGCCCATGTATTGGTAGTTTCCAGAATTCTTATTATTATCCAATTGCAAACTATTATCTCTAGGAGAAGGCCAGAAGTTAGAATAAGTTTGACTATAGGTATCTCCAGGGTTGTGAGAACTTGGACCCTGTGGAATTGCGTTAGACCAATCGTTACTAGATCTTCTCCAGAAACTATTATCATGAGACCAACGCATTGCTCTAATGCCCCATGCCATCAATCCCATCGATACATTCAAAGATCTGCCACTTGCAGCAGAGTGTGTATGTCCTGGGATTGGAACTAGAGTCTCAACCAAAGGACCAACATCTGCCTTCATATTACCTGCAACATTGTAATTAATTCTAGCAGTAATTCCATCATATCCTGTAGTATTAACTGTACCAAGTGCATAGAATACACCAGCAGTTCCTTCATTACCAGTTCCTTGAATTTGCTCCAATGGTGGAGTACCAGCAGCATCTACCTTTGCAATATACCAGTTACCACCCTCAGATCCTACTTCATTTACATCACCAGTTCCAGTCCCATCAGCACCAAATCTAGTAACAACAGAAGGAGCTGCTGGGGTATTTCCATCAACATTACCAGTTCCAAATACTCTTCTGTTTCTGAAATCTGGGAGATTAAATTGACCTGTGTAAGTTCTACCTGTTACAGCAGCACTTCTAAATCCATTACCACCGTAAGTATTTCCAATAACATCAAACAAATCTGGATAGTCTGATGCATTTTTTGACGTTCCATCACACACAATGAATCCAGGATATCTAGAACTATTAGATCCAGTCAAGTTGCCCCAGTTACCATCTGCTTGTCTGAAAACTGTGATAACTGTTCCTAAAGCATATCCATCTTCTTTCTTTCTTCTAGACATCCAAGTACCATCACCACCAGATGATGGTGCTGCAGACAATACACTAACAGTCCATGTATCACTAACACCACCAATGGTAACTGATAAAGTTGCTCCAGTTGATGCATAAGATCCAGTAATCAACCTCAATTGAACTGGAGTTCCTGGTGCAAAATCAGTAACTGTATATGGTAGAGGATTCCATGTGTTGCCAGTGTCAAAAGATACCTCTTGACTTGTAGTGTTACCAGCACTCGATACACTAGCAGAGAATGAGGTTTGCGTATCAAATCCACCAGGAATTACGGTATTGCTGTAAACAGTAACAAATCCCTGCTGATTATTCCTATCTACAAAATTAAATGAGTCTGGAGTAGTATCTGCTGCAGTTCCTGTAGCAATTCTCCAATCGTCGGTAACAGATCCAGATGCTCCAGAACCAACCTGAACTGTAGCAGTGACAACATCACCATCACTTGATCCAGAAGTTCCTCTAACTTGAAGTGTTTGGTTGTTATTAATTGTACTAGTAGAAGTTGGAGTAATCCAACCACCACCATTAATATTAACTTCAAAATTTGTAGATACTGCAACCACAGAAGGACTATTAATACCTGTAATAGTTACAACATTACTTGCATATTGTGTGTTAGCAGTTGCGCCATTGATGTCTGTAAAATTAAATGCATCTGGACCAGTGTCGGTTGTTAATAATGTAGTTACATTCCAAGGTACAGGAGCACTTGTACCAACAACAACTGATGCAGTTGTTGTAAGGTTTGGAATACCAGAAGTTAATGCTCGTACTTTTAATGTGTCTCCATTACTGATAGTGCCAGATGTTCCTTGCTCTACTCCGTTGATAACAACTGCAGCATCAGTGCTAGCTCCTGCAGTAACAGCAGATACAGTGGCAAGTCCAGATGTATTCAATCCACTAATTGTTACTTGATTACTATCAACATATGTTGCTAATGCTTGATTAGTTAGATCAGTAAATGAGAAAGGATCTGGAATATTTGGTGGTACTGACTGTGTAGTAATCGTGAAAGATGCAGTAACCTGATATCCAACTTCACCATAAGAAATAGATCCCGTTGCTTCAGCATCATATGATGTTGATGATGTAACAATTAATTGGAAAGTATCTCCATTAACAAATGTCGTAGATGTACCAACATTTGTACCATTTTTAATAATTGTAGCATTTACAGCAGATGCAGATACGGAAACATTAATTCCAGAAACTGTTTTTGTTTCAGTGGTAGTATAAGCAGTATTGACTAATGCATTGACTTTATTAGAAAAATTACCAGGAGAATCTGGTCTGCCGTCTTCATCATTATAGGTAATTTCAATATATCCAGAATTACCTGAAGTAGACTGTCCTCCTCCAGTTCCAACATTACTTGCACCAGCACTTGGAACTACTGAGTGATATCCAGTATTGTAATAACTTCCTCCACCAGATCCTCCACTAGCATCACTATCACTTCCAGGAGTGTTTCCAGCAGCACCACCAGTGTTACCACCGCCGCCACCGCCGCCGCCTCCGCCGTCGCCGCCATGATTAGGAGCACCAGCACCTTGAGTTAGGTTTTGAGTTGTGCTAAGAGTAGTTCCACCAGCTCCACCAAACTGACCTGCACCAGGACCACTGCCGTCATTTCCTGCACCGCCTGCACCGCCACCACCGCCTGCAACAACAATTGCATCTCCAATACCAACATTTGTGTACGCGATGGTAATAGATCCATTAGCAGCGGCAGTGCTGCTTTCATTTCTATTTCCGTTAGTGTCACCTAGAGAAGCATTGGTAGTGTAACTAGAGTTGTAATATCCACCACCGCTTCCACCAACACCGCCTGCAATGTGGTTACCTGAATTATAACTAGCTCCACCATTACCACCAGGACTTCCTGCTCCACCGCCACCGCCACCAGAGTTAGCAGCACTTGCTAAAACACTAGCAGCGTTTTGACCATTAGTAGGATTGTAAGTAGTTGTTAAACCAGTGCCAGCTGGATAGATTGTGGTTGATGGATCTCCCAAACTATAACCAGATCCACCTGATCCTCCTCCACCACCTGCCATAACAGCAATAATGTTTCCATCAGTGTCAACACGAATGGCACTGTCTCCACCGCCACCACCGCCGCCAGCACTCGACCTCCAAGTCTCAGCCAGAAAAGCAGAAGCTGCTCCTACTCCACCAAGAACAACTCCACCGCCGCCAGTTCCACCTGGGACTGATCCTAATCCTGTAGAACCATTATTTCCTCTAGTTCCAACAATAATACTGAGAGTTTTACCAGCAACATTAAATAATGTTCCGCTAATAATTTGACCTCCCTGTCCTTTTGGAGCAATATCAGGACCAACTCCATAGATATCTATGGAATCACCACCTTTACCGCCTTGCGCTCCCCTTACAGTATAATTTACTGTAGTAATTCCTAGTGGAATTGCAATCGATGTACCAGATGCATATGTTTGATTGAAATTAATCGTGCCACCAGCAGGAGTGCCTGGGTCAATCGCAATATATGATGCAGCACCGCCACCACCGCCACCGCCAGAAGATCCAGAACCACCAGCGTTACCACCTCCGCCACCGCCACTAACAGTGCCGCCATTATTGCCACCCAATCCACCTGCAGCACTACTAGCAGAGGATTGACCTCCTCCACCACCACCGCCAACAAATAATTGTAAGGTAGCACCACTAGCAACACTGACAGCAGATCCTGTAACCACAGCACCAGCTCCTCCACTTGCACCAGGAGATCCAGCGTCGGATCCTGATCCACCACCACCGCCGCCATGTACCTCATAAGTAAATTCAGTTACTCCAGAAGGTAGAGTAAAAGTATTTAATCCTGGTGTGCTAAATGTCTGAGTTACTAATGCCATTGGTATTAATATTTGATAATATATTCTACTAAGAGGAATGGAGCAACGGTCTCATCAAATGTATCTACATCTTGTGTAGTAATATTTACTGTTGTTTTTATATTATTAGCAGGAACTTGAGTTGTTGCATATGTATATTTAAAGTTATGATCGTAATCGTTTTGCGATACGGGCATAGTAATTAAATGATCGTGTTGTGCTGAAATAGCACTAGTTCCGTCTGGAGTTGCAAGATTAAAAAGATTGTTTCCTGCAAATGGTCTACAATTATTTCCAGAGTGACTGTCATCACCACTAGGTCCAACAGCAGGAGAGACAAAATAGTTACCAGTACAATTCAATACCTGAGCGTTACTACTATGACCGTGACCTTGGAAGTGGGAGGAAGTAATAATTCCAGTAAATGAATTTTCTGGAGCAGCATAGAAAGGGTTTCCTAATACATCACCAGTTCTTCCAGTAATAGTAAAATTTCCAGAATATTTAACTTCTGCAGACTCTCCACGATTTGATGTTACTTCAAATTCTGCTCCAACATGTGGAGTGTTACCATCAGATAAATTTTCAGATAAGTAAGTTCCAGTCGCTGATCCAGGAACAATATATTTTGATCCTATATCAGGTAATTGGAACTCATCATCTTCCAATTCACCTTTAGCAAATTTGCAACTATCTCCAACTCCCAAGACCGCCGCTAACTGAGGATAATCACGTTGTTTAAAAATTGATCCGTCACAGCGCAAAAACCCTGCAGGCAACTTAGACCTATAATTTCCTGCATTTGGATCATTTCCAGCAGGCAACTGGCAGGTAAATGGATGAATAGTTCCAACCATTCCACCATATTTTGCTTTTTGTACTGCGTAATTTGCCATCAGTATGCTCTAATTATATACAATACGACTACCTTTGGAGTAGGTACAGTAACTGTAATATTTAGTGCCTGTGGTATATTATCTGGGACAACATTAGCGGTAACATCGGAAAATGTTAATTGTCCTGGCATTCTTAAGGAAGAAGATTCTCTATCTAAATTAACCTGAAAAGATGCGTGATCGTGAGATCTGATAGAGTCACTAAATCCAGCAGTATCACTAATCTTAGCGAAATCAATACCAGAATGGTTAAAGAAGACTTTATATGGTCTATGATCGTCACCCGAGTTTCCAGAACCAGCATTTCCATCTCCTGGGTCCCAATTTCTATTTGGTACTTCAGTAGTAAGACCACCCACACCATATGGCATTTCTCCATTATGGTTTGGATCACCATCTAAAACTTGTGGGTCAAATTTTCTATTATGTCTGTTGCTACCCGAAGAGATATTACCGTCTGATGGGAATGGAGCTGGCAAATCATTTGCAATACCAAACCAATTTGAAATACCATGGGAAATTGAAGTCTGTGCTTTCAAGTTTGGTCCAGGTTGTTCTGATTGAATATTACCTAATACAACACCATCAGTACCATTACCAAATGCATTTCCTTGAATTAATCTGTTTGGTGCTCCTCCAGAAAAGTTTGCAATTGGAATAGTAATTCTGCCATCAATCTGTGCTCCATCTAGAATTTCGTCAAATGGATCCTGAAAGATATTATATGTAATTGTTCTAGAACAAGCAACACCTCCAGCAGGTTGCGCTAATCCCTGTCCGTAAATGGTAGGGAAAGAAGTTTCGTGAGCGTGAATAGGGGTATGATTTCTTCCTAATTTTCTCGCACCAGTATATACTGTTCTAGATCCAAAACCAGGATCTAAAGTATGTCCCGTGATAGTTCCAGAGAAATCATTTTCTGGTGTATATGAAAATAGAATATCAGCGTATGCCTGACTTTCTCTATCTTTAGTTCCATTATCTTGATCGGACCCGATAGTAGAACCCACTACAGCTGAAGCAGCAGCAGTATCAATTTGTGCGTTAACAGCACCAGCACCAAAATAAGTGGCATCAATATCAGCAAGAGGTTTTTGGTTTAAATCAGGAAGTGAAAATTCCTGACTCTCCGTTGATGCTGTATTCCAAGGAAAATCTGTAATGTCAAAACTAGATGATCCTCCATAATAATCACCAATAGCTTGTGCTAACAGAGGATAATCTTTTGCTAGAACATTATCTCCACTACAGATAATCCATCCCGAAGGGACTCTCGTCAAATCACCAGTCCACGGCAGGATTGTGCCAATCGCTGCCGCTTTCATGGTTTTTAGGTATCCGTAATTTGCCATCTTAGATTTCTACTAACCACCAACCACGCTTAGAGCTTGGGACGCCAGATGACGTTCCATCACTATTTAGATCACCTGCATAGATCAGTCCGAATGCGGCATTTGGAGTAGTTACGTTCAACTCACCACCATTATGGTTAGAGAGGTTAACACCACTTACAGTTGGAGCAATGTTTGTATTATCTCCTTGGATTCTCTGACTGGTTGCTGCACGAATTACAAGTTTGAGATTGTAAGACAGATCACCACCAATGTCAACGAATCTAATCATATCACCATGCTTAGGCGATTCTGGTAGTCTGATGTAAAGATCTCCCGTGACATTTACGAAGTAGTTGATGTTACTGACAACATCAGCACCACCAGAAGACTGAGATAGATAATCCCAACGTCTTGCACCAGTAGGACCATAGAAGTAATCAATTCCTCCTAGTTTAACAGTAGAATTGTTACTTACCTTGAAGATATCGGTTGTTCCGTTTCTAACAGCGAAGTCACCACCATTGACCTGTAAGTCACTAGCGAAACTGCTAGTTCCAGATGTTGCTTCACTTACAAACAGTCCAGCAATTGTTAGGTTGCCACTGGTATTCTCCAAGCGTAGTTTGTTATTTGTTCCTACATTATCCTTAATTGTGAAGTCACCGCCATTGATGACCGTATCTCCAGTGCTAGCATCTACAAGGAACTTATTGAATCCAGCGCCAACACTCAGATCACCGCGAATCTTAGTATCTCCATTTGCGCTATCAACTTCAAATGCAATTGTTCCAGCAGTTGTTCCATTTGTAACTCTGAGATACTCACTTCCAGCAGTTGTAGATCCTTTGAGTAGAATAGTCTTATTGACTTCCAACTCACCAAGAATAAACGTATTGCCAGTTGTCGATAGTACCTCAAACGTCTTAGTTGAAGTAGGTTCTGCACCATCATTAATTCTAAGTCCTTGGATAGATGTTAGTGCAGTAAGAACACTTACAACACGAACAAATTCACTATCAGAAAGTCTTAGATAATCATTAGCAACAATAGATCCACCAAACTCGGCAGTTTGTACTTGAGTAATAGTAGTATTAACGCCAGTGGTTAGATAACTTGCATTATCAGACTTATCAAGTCTGAAGATTGGGGTGTTATCTGGGTGAATTCTTGCTGTAGTTCCTTCTGCTCCACGCTCAACCTTAACACGAATTCCTCCTCCACTAGGAGTTTGATCGGTTAGGTTAGTGAGTTCAATAACTCTTACAATTTCTGACTGATCTTCATCAGTTGCAGATTGATCGAGAAGTAAGAAGTCACCAATTGAAATCTCTCCAGCAGTAACAACTTCATTGAATCCAATGAATTCTTCTGTTGCTGAGATTTGAGCGGCACCAAATGCGTCTAGTTCTTTATCACTAATATTGATTCTCTTATAAAGGTCAATATTAAAGTCTGCTAGACTTCCTGCAGGGTGTGTTACGCTAGTTGTTCCAAAGACGTTTCTAACGACCTCAAAACCACCAGCATTAACGCCACCATGTAGTTCAATATCACCATCAAAGTCTGCTCTTGCATTTACACGTAGAGCATTTCTAACTCTAGTTGTACCACCCTGAGAACCCATATTCAGAGTAGATGCTGATGTAGCAAAATCAACTGTGTTAGGACCACCACTAGCAGCAAGTAGTTCAAAACTGCTATTCAATGAGAACAACTTACCTGTTCCAGATCCTGCAGTGATGCCACTACCAATTTGAACGTCACCATCTAGGTTTGTATTTCTTGTCTTGATCTCGGTCATAGAACCGCTATTCAAGAACGCACCACCTAGAGTGATGTTACAATCGTAAGTGTCATTATTATTTGCTACGGTAGCAATTCTAACTTCTGCCTGTTGAGATGCTCTATGAATATTAAAGGATGTTGTTGTAGCAACGTTACCAAGAGCAAATTGAGATGAAGATGCATAGTTAGCAATGTTGATCGTATTTGCGGCAGTATTTCCAGATGCATTCGCAATCTGTAAATTCTCTGCTGCCATTGCAAATCTCACCGTTGTTGGTGTATTCATCAAATCAACAGATGTGCTGGTAGTATCAAGAGCACCAGTAAAGATGTCTAATCTACCACTAATGGTGAGGTCTCCACTGTTAAATGTCTTGCCCCTCATCGCAATATCATAAGCGGAGAAGACTCCGTTCATTTCAGTAGCGGTGGTATTAATACCAATTCTTCCATTATCACCACCTAGAGGACCAGCGGTTGTGGAAACACGCAAGACTGATAATGCACCAAGATCACCAGGAGTACCACTACCAACAATTAGAGCATTGTCTTGCTTGATAGCGTTAGCGTAACGAGCATGACCGTCATCTACTGACAAGAATGATGGTTCAATGAAGGTTCTACCCGAAATGAATGTAGTACCACAAACATCCAAGTTTGCTACTGGTTCAGTTCCCTCAACTTGATTACTTCCGTTAGTCGTATTTTGTTCTACGAATGCGTTGTAAACAGAGTCATGAGATGCTCTGGAGATCGTGTTGATACCAAGTTTAAAGTCTGCAAATGCAGTGGTATCAGTTCTGAGTGCTTCAGCACCAATAACACCAGTCTCTTTCCAGATAGAATTAGAATATTCTAGTGTTGGAGCAGGAGTATTGTTAGAAACTAATGTAGCCCAACTGGAAACACTTGCTACCTTGGGGTTAGCAATTTGAATGTATAGGTAGTTGTCAGTAATATCAAAAGGATCATTAGTTGGAGAGTAAATCGTCCAACCAGTTGGTAGGTTGAAGTTAGCATCAGGATAGTTCTTAAATCTGATTCTCGATCCAGCAGTAATTCCGAGACTGTCTAGTGTCTGAGGAAGATTGGTGTTGATATCAAGGAACGTAATCTTAATAACATTAGATCCATCAGTTGTGATGGTAGAAATGTTATCATTACTGATACGTGTGAAGAAGTTCGTTAGGATCCAACCAAGAGAACCACTCTTACCAATTTCACCACCCTTGAGTAGAATATCTCCTTGATCTGGGATAACTCCCTGATAAGAAATTACTTGATCTGCAACAATCGCATTTCCACCAACACTAACCAATCCAGATTGATTAGGACTGAGGTTTGATGGACCACCTGCTGCATAATGTGTCTGGATCTTATACTTCTGTCCGTTTCCTCTAGAGTTGAAAGCGAAGATCGCTGCATCAATACGGTTCTTACCAATTCTGATGTCTCCATCGAGAGGTGAAGAAGTAGCCCATCCAAGTCTATCAAGAATTTCATCTTGCTGTAGTTGAGTTACAGGATCAATAGATGATACATTAGATCTAATAATTAGAGAATTTCTCTGATTTGTTAGATCTTCATCTTGAACGGTAATTAGAATTGGAGATTCAAATGTGTTAACAAGATCGCCATCACCACCAATAACATTGATATACTCATTGAACGTTACTGGCGTATCGAACGTCGTAACGAGACCTGCAATTACATCTTCATCATCACCGTCATCCTCAAGAACTGCAGCATCAATGAATGTCTCTTCACCAGTAATAGCGTTGATTCTTCTATTACCGATATAGAGATCACCCTGTGAGTTAATACCAGTGTAGAAGACGATACCAGCGTCTTGTTTCTTACTTTGGGCGTAGAAGTCCTCAATGAACTCTAGAACGATCTCCTGACGTGCTGGGAGACCTGTGGAGTAGTTACCAGGACCGAAACCAAGGTATTCAAACGTGTGGTTACCAGCACGAGCGATAGATGGTCTTCTAAGTTCAACGTAGTAACGCTCCTTAGAAACAATTCGACCATCACCTGCAATAGGAATGCGACGATCTTCAGAACCTGAAGCTGCATTACCTTCCTGTGCTCTAATTCTATTGTCAATTACATTACCAACAGAGTCGCTAGTAGTGTTTGTATATTCAGATTCAATAAACGCAGGTTGCTGAGTCAAATCTTCAACCATTTCTCTGGTTGTAGAGTTCTTAACGTCGTTGACTGTAACAAGACCATGAATATAGTTGTCCGCTGCAGAGAAAGCAGAAGGAGGATCAATTAACTGAGAATAATAGTTCTTCTCTTCAATTGAAGTACCGTTGTTTTGGAACCAAAGAGGATCATTTCTGTAGTTTAGAGGATATAGTTTACCAACTGGTTGAGAGAACTTGTATTTCTTAAAGTTTTCAGCAACACCAGCACCTTGTGGGAATGGTGAGACATTACCACGGAGAGCAGTTAGATAGTAGATACCATCTTGCTGTCCCGAAATACGCTTTTGTAGTTCTTCACTATCGAAGATGTAGAAGGTATCTTCAATAACACCAACGTCCTCAACCTTATCAACATAGTATTCAACACCCGCACCGTCAGTAACACGATCACCTGGGGTGATAGTATAGATGTTAGCGCCGTTTTGCTTGTAATAATACTCAGGATATTTTTTTCTGATTAGTGTTTTCAGAGGTAGCGATTTACCCATGTCTTGATCTTCAAGCATGGTAGCAAAAACATTACCCTGTCTAAATTCGGTAGCAGTATATTCACTGAATTCAAGTTTACCACCACGGATATTCTTGATGATTAGATAATGATCGCCACCAACATTCATGTATGCATGAATATTAGCAGTACCAGAAGAATTACCACTAAACTGAACTTGGTTAGCTGTAATATTTTGTGTCTTGTTAGCAACGAATGAACCGCCCTGAGGAGATTCAATCTTAACCGTAGTAAAGAGTTCGTTTCTTAGACCAGGATAGTTAAGAGTATCAACCGCATGGTCGTATACAGTTAACTCTAGATACTTGATTGAAGAATCAAACTCGTCTTCTACATAACGACCAGACTGAATAGTTGCTTGAATACCAGAAGCAAACTTAGCAAATGCTTTGTATACAGTTCCAGAACCAGTTAAATCTTTACCATATGGATCATATGCAAATGCTTGATTTAGATTTTGTGCTTCAAAATCAGCGGCAGTATATCCAATAAATTCACCAGACTGTCTTGGGTTCTCGAAACGAGCACCATATACAGATCCTGTTACAGGTTTGAGTAAGATCTTCTGTGGTACAAGTTTACGAGTGTCGTCAGTTCTAGTCTTAAGAACGAAACCATTGATAGGATCTCTTGCGTTCTCAAGATACTTAGGAATGACATAACGTAGTTTATATGTTCTGTCATCCTTATCTCTATTGTCGGTAAGACGTTCAAACCACGTATCAGTAGTCTTTGGTCTATCGCTGTAGTCACTCTGCTGGATTCTCCAGAGAATATTATTAATGTTAACTCCATTGTTTGGAGTAACTTCATCGATACACTCAATATACCACTTACCAGTATCGCCAAAAGTAGGATCAAACTTAACTGGAGAAATACGCTTGTTAGCAAATACCTCAAACTTCAGATTGTTCTGACCCGATTGGAACAGAATAGGTCTTTGGTTTGCTAATGCATCGCCTGCACTTTCGTGAATGGTGAATACCTTGTTAGAATGATAACGGACATAAACTTCTTTCTGTGGATCAATTCTACCAAAGTTAGGATCATTGGTATCAGTGACTGCAATACTTGCACTCGTATCCCATCCAGTTCCAAGTAATGGTAGATTTGATCCTTCTAGTGCTCTAAAGAAAACTTTCTGTGGAGTTACATTACTTGCAGGAATATCAAAAATGTGAGCGATATTTGTCTCAATACCACCACTGGTAGCATTGGTAAGATTGACAGTATATGTGTGGCAATCGTAAGAAATATCTCTGACGAACTGATAGATGTCGATCTCGATATTTGGATCAATAGTATCAGTCTCAGATGAGTAGATATAGATACCTGCTGCAGCATTCTCAGGAGAGGTTGCCAACATCAATTTGTTTTGTGATGCAGCAGATCCATTGAATACTGTGGTGGTGTTATATTCTTTTCCACCTTCAATAGTCTT